TCTTTTATGCCAAATATAAATTCCATCTTTAACACCTACTTATATTTTTACAATTACACTAATCGCATAATCTTCTTTTAGAGTCTTATTATCTAAAAAAGCCACACTTCTTATATCTACAAATGCTGGTTCATCAGTCAATATTTTTGTTAATTCATCAAAAAGCTCTTCATCGTTTGCATCTTCTTTTTTAACTGTTACCCCAAAAGTTAACTTTTTATCAAGTCTTGTATTTGTAGCTCTCTTAGCTACAATCACTTTATAGTCATCAGTAAAATTTTTAACTACATTTTCTATAAGCTGTTTAGCTTCATCTTTTGTTAAATTGCTAACCATCCTATTTCATCCTTATTTTCTTCAGTTACTTTTGTAAGTGCAGATTCTGCACGATCTAGCCAATACTCTTGAAACTTCTTTACATCTTTAAAAGTCTCAACAGACTCGGCATATTCTTCTGCTCTATCTTGCATATCAACCCATAAAAGAGGAGCAAGGTAGTAAAGTGTTTTACTACCTATTACTTCTAGTTCCTGTGTCTCATCTTCAAACTCTTCAGCTTTATAATCCCATGTAGCTCTAGTCAAATGTGGATTAATAGAGGTTTTCCCAATAGTTAAAGGAAATAAAGTTTTTAGATTTTCAACAGTTACTGCCACTTTAGATCCTAAGCTGTCACGACTACATCAATAGTTTTAGTAGAAGTACCATCATCTACTGTCAAAGTTGTTACACCTACTGCTACACCAGTAGTTAAGATCACACCAGTAGCACTATCATAAGTTACTGTTGCAACTCCAGGATCATTAGATACTACTGTCACACCAGAGACTCCATTACCTGCTGCACTTTGTACAGTTCTTTGTACATTTGCACCAACAGCTACATCTACTGTATATCCAGTAATAGTAAACTCAGTTATTGTTAATAAAGTTACATATTTATGCACATCAAACTCATAGTCAGGGAAAACTACGAATTTATATTTTAAGGCAGATTCATCATTGTCGTACCATCTATTTCTTTTTACTCTAGAAGAGATACCAAAGATCATGTTTTGCAGGGGAGTTAATAGATATTCTCCATTTGTTAAATCTGGACTTGTTTCAATAGGCATATCCATAAAAGATTTTTTATCAGCTTTTAGAAGAGTCGCGAGATCTTGATATTTTTCAGCAATTTCAAACTGATAGTCCATATAATCAGCACTACTCATTAAAATAGTAGCACTACCTTTTACATCATCATGTGCATTTTTAACTAAATGTTTTAATCTATATAAGATAGAATTATTAGACGATGTTGGTTTATTTACTGTTCCCGATTCTCTTGCAATTTGAAGCCAGCCTTTAGCTAATTCAGTAAATGGAGCTTCATGATCATCATTGTCTGCTGTTCCTACTACTCCAAGATATTGCAAATCATTAGAAAAGATAGTAGTAAATGATTCAAACTGTTCTTTTTCAAAGTTTGGATTATCTTGATTATCTTCAATCGCTTCATCTAAGATCTTTGCATTTAATTCCACCCCTTTTGTCATGTCGAGATTACAACCAATTTTCCCAAGCTTTTTAAGGTTTGCATCAGGTGCTTTTGTTCCAGATTTATGTCTTGTTAACATTCCCTTTGCTGCATCCCAGCCACTTCTTTCTTTTGTAAGTTTCCCAGTTATATCAGTGGTTACTTTGCTAAGTAATGCATGTGAAGATACAATTGTACTTACAAAAAGCTTACCTTGTTTTGGTGTCAGTGAGCCACTAAGTGTTGCATCAGTTGCACTTAAACCACTTTTCAAAATGTTGTTTAGTGTTAAAATCCCGTCCATTATAAAATTCCTCCAATTGAATCTTCTTTCTCAACTGGAACTCCAGCTGGGTTATCATTTTGTTTACTTTTTTTAAGTGCCTCTTTTGTTTCATTGTTACTTTTTTCTAAAGTCTCAACTTTCTCCTCTAAACCTTCAATCTTAGTTGTTAAAGGTTCCATTGCTTTTTCTAAAGCAGCTTGAAATTCTTCTGGACTCATATCTTCACTATCTCCTTCTTTTTTAGATTTATCTATTTGCTTGTCATATCCAGCATTTACACTAAATCCCACATAGCCAAAAACTTTTTTAAGAGCTTCAACTAAATCAGTTACTGTTATCTTGTCAATTGCTTTATTGACACCGTCATCTATATCTTGTACTTTAGTTGCAGTACCTGCCATAGAGATACCTGCGATATCTCCATCTTTAACACCTTTTTTAAGCTCTTCATCTTCAAGCTTAATAGCAACAGCCCAAGAACCAATAGGCTCATCTGGAAAGATTGAATCATTCTCTTTTATAATCCAAGATTCAGCTACAAAAGCTTTTTCATTTTCAAAGCTGTGATCTTTATCTACATTTGCAGTGTTTTTTGATTTCATAAATCCATATGCAGCTTTTACTATTTCATCTGCAGTTGTATATTCATCATCTGTATCAACAGAATTTGGAGCATATACAATCCCATAGATAATCCCTTTTTCTTCATCACTCTTTTTAATATCAATAGTTACACTATGCAAAGGATCATTAGCAGATGATTTATAAATGATCTCTTTTTTATTTGCACCAGCTTTTACTAGAGATATATGAGTAATATTGATATCCGTAAGCATCTTTGGCACTTGCTCTCCTTTTAGTTTTTCTATTCTTTTTCAAATTAATATGGCAATTGTATATGTTTTAAAAATGAAAAACACTCTATATACATATATGTAGAGTGAATTGCATTTTTTTTTATATTAAAATACTTGTCAATATTGATTACAACTTGTAAAGCCCATAAACTGGTTAAGTTGTAGTTGTTGTATATGTTGTAGGGGAAAAGAGGAATATATGGAAGTAGCTATATCTAAAGGTGTAAAAGAGTCAAAACAATATGTTGATAGAGATGTATTACTAAACAATGGGATAATAGAACCATTTATAGATTTTAATGGCTTATTGGCATTTTACTATTTCAATGTTTATCATCAAAGAGCTATCAAACTAAAAGCAGCTTTACTATCTCAAATCCTTGAAACATCTTTAGATAAACACTTACCCTCAACAGTTTTTGCAAAAGACTTATTATATGCTTTTGCTTTAGATGCTGAGATTTATGGAAATGCTTTTTTAGAAAAAGCTGGAGGTGTTAGTGATTTTTATCTACATCATATTTTAGGATATCAAGGAAGATTAAATAAAAATAGAGAACTCTATCAAGTAAACTCAGAGTTCAAAGATATCAGGCTTGATGGATATCATTTTAAGTATCACTCACCATCGGGGAAGTATTATGGAGAACCTGATTATCTTACAACCTTAGAACAAATAGATACTAATAAAAAAGCAGACAAATACAACAGTACCTTTTTTGCAAATGGAGCAAGACCAGGATTTGCAATCAACTTTGAAAACTCAGCTCCAAGCCAAGGACAAATTGATGCGTTTAAAACATTCTTTGGGACTAACTATAAAGGGTATGAAAATGCTCATAAATCTATCATGTTTTATACAGGTAAAACAAAAGAGGGAGAAAGTCCTGCAAAAATACACCTTGACAAACTTGATAGTGTAGAAGATATGAGTTTTGAAAAGCTTAAGAGTGTAAATAGAGATGAGATTATAGCTTCCCATGGAGTACCTCCAAGATTGGTTGGGATTATGACAGCTGGTCAACTTGGAAGTGGAACTGAACTTATAGATCAGCTTCACGCTTTTAATGAAATAGTAATAAAACCAAAAGCAACTCATATTGAAAGCTTTTTTGAAAACATAGGAATCAAACTAAAAATAAAAGAGTTAGATGTAACAAATTTCAAAGATGATAGTGATTTAGTCACTAACTTAGTGAATAGTCAAATTATCACTCATCAAGAAGCAAAAGAGATTTTAGGTTTAGTCTCACACAAAAAAGGCTCATAATAGTGTTTAAAACCTGTTTAAAAACTCTAAACTATTTTTATTCGATAGATTTATCGATTAATATAAAAAAAGGCTAAAAATGTCTTATTCTCCAGAGTTAAAAACACAAGCTTTAAATCTAGTAAAAGCTGGAGTTTCTATTACGGATATTTGTAAAGACCTTGAAATAAAAAATAGAGCGACCCTTTATGGCTGGATAAAAAAGTCAGATGATAAAGATATCAATGGGGAATCTATAGATGGATTGAGAAAACAAATAGCTACTCTAAGCAAAAGAGCACCTACAGAAGCAAATAGCAGAAAGCTTGCAATGCTTACAAAATCTTTAGAAAGACTAGAAAAAAAATCTAAAAAGATACAAAAGAAAGCAAAACAAAATATAATCCATAGTAAAGATGTGCAAGTGTACAGGGATAAGATGTTACATCCCGATTATGGTTTGTATGGATATCAAAGAAGATTTATACAAGATACTAGTAGATTTAGAGTATGGCTTAAGAGTAGACAAATAGGTGCAACATATGGTTGTGCTGGAGAGTGTTTAATTGAGGGTATGTCAGGAATGGATCAGTTGATACTCTCTGCATCTGAAACTCAAGCTCTTAAGTGGTATAGTGAGATTCAAACCCATGCTGAGAAACTTGGCATAATGCTAAAAGGTTCTAGTTCTGAGATAAAACTTCCTAGTGGAGCTACTATTTATATCTTCGCAAATAACTTTAGAACTATCCAAGGATTCTCAGGTTCTGTATGGATGGATGAGTTTGCATGGTATTTAAATCCTAAAAGAATATGGGAGGCTTTTATCCCTTCTATTACCTCAGTTAAAGCAGGAGAAACTAAAGCAAGGATTACAATTCTATCAACTCCATTTGAGCAAGATAGTTTATTTCATAAACTTTGTCTTGATACTAAAAAGTATTATATGTTTTCTAGGCATACTACTACTATTTATGATGCAGTTAAAGATGGTTTAGATGTAGATATCCAAGTATTAAGAGACTTATTTGAATCTGATTCTTGGGCTATGATGTATGAGTGTGTATTTGCAGATGATAAAACAAGCTTCTTTCCTATCTCACTTATCAAATCTTGCGTTAGAGACTATATGTATTATATGCCTCCAGCTAACAATGTATTGTGGTCAGGTTATGATGTGGGAAGGGTTGCAGATATTTCTGTACTATCTGCTCTTGATAAAGTTGAGGGAAAATATGCACTTGCAATTCAAGATATCTTTGAAAGAACAAAGTTTGAAGCACAAAAGACAGCTTTAAGAGATCATTTAAAATATCATAAAAAATCAAACCTTAGAATAGATATGACAGGAATAGGAAGAGACATAGCAGAAACTATGGAAACAGAATTTCCAAATCAAGCAGAAGGTATATATTTTACAGCACCATCCAAAGAGGTAATGGTATTAAACCTTAAAAAGATGTTTGAGGATAAAATGATACTTATACCAAATGATCCAGTTCTTATTGCAGATATCCATGCAATAAAAAGAAAAGCTGGACAAAAAAGAATGTTATATGATGCAGATAGAAACTCTCATGGTCACGCAGATAGATTTTGGAGTTTAGCACTTGCTGCTAAAAAGTTGGATATTTTAGGTAGAGGTGGAGAAGATGATAATAGCAAGGGTGGGGCTGTTATATCTTAACCCCTTTACTTACATTTCATTAGCAAAAAAACTAATTACTAACAGTCGCATCTCTTAAAGCTTTTTCAACATCTTTAAAAACTTGATCTCCTACATCATCTACCATATCATCAACAGCTCTATTGAAGCCACCACTAGACAAGTATGCACTTGCTCCAGATTCTAAGTATGGATCGGCTCTCATTCCTGCAACACTTTTTTTAAGTCCAAATGGAGTTTTTAAAGCTTTTTTATTTTTTGGAGTTATTCTTTTTTTCTTTGGACCAAATAGACCAGTTCCAGTATGAACAAAGATTGCATAAGGTGCTAACTTTGTATTTCCTATGCTTACTTCTAAATCATCTAAGTTATCACTAAAGACTTGGATATCTCTTTTTAGGTTTCCTGTTCTATAAGGTGCTTTATCTTTTGCTTCATTTGCAACTTCACTTCCTATTCTATATAAAAAGTCTTTTATAGGTTTATTTATATCATCATTCATATTTAAACCTCTCTTGGATGTATGCAAAGGCATCTATAAAAGTTCCTTCAAAAGTGTCTATATTTTTCCACTCTTTATCTTCTAAGATAAATACTACAAACTCAGCCTTTTCTTGAAAAAGATAAAAAGCTTTTGTATTTTGAAATTCCTCTTTTCTCATAGGAAGAGGATTATAAATCCATTGTATTTTTCCTTCTACTAACTCAAATTCTGCAAAAAATGTATTAGTCTTACGCTCTATTTGTTGCTCTGCTGAAAGATTGTTATTAGCTTCGATAGTAAACCCGTTTCCGATTGAGATTGTGTATTTTTCCATTTTATAATTTCCTTTTTATCTAAATTTGCATTATCTTTAAAATAGTTCTTTCGTGGCTCCTTGAAGATAGTATATAAATAATCTGCATCAAAAACCATAAAGTATCCATTTGATGATTTAGCTACAGTTCTATTACCATACACCTTATGTGGTGAAATTTCAATAATACTATTTAACGCACTTATAATATCTTTTTTAGGTACATTTCTTTTAGAACTGCTTGAAGAATGATTAATTGATGCAAAATCTACTCTTCTTTGAACTCCAGTTTTATCTATATGAGTTATTATGTCATCTTTTTTCTTAGATGCATACTTAACTTTTTTACCCTCTATCTCATCTTCACTTAACCAAACTGGAACTATCTCAGTTCTACATCTAAAGTGGTAAGGTGGAAGTCCAAAGTTACTAGGTAACTTTCCAAAATGAGGCTCACTTTTCCATTGTGCTGCTTCTTTTTTCTCACTTATATTTTTAGCTGCTAATACATTTGTAACTTGACTTTCAAGATGTGAAGATTCTATAATTTTTCCATTCAATGATCTACATATATCACTTGTCTTATTATCTATTCTAGCTTTAACTTGAAAGTGTTTTACATTATACTTTAAAGCTTGGTTTACCCTTGAGATATTTTGAGATTGATTTATTATATGATCTGCAACTCCTTCAAAGTATCTTTCATCTGCTTTTAGTATAGTATCAAACTGCTCTTTAAGAATTGAACTTATTTCTTCTCTTGTAGTTTTACCTTTAAAAGCATCCTCTATCACACCCTTTACTTTATCTTGTGTATTTTGTGAGTATTCAGTTCCAACCCAGTAAAAGTTTTTTCTCATACTCTCAATAGCTGCTAAATCTGTTTTATCAAACTCAAACTTAGTACTTGGAGAGTTTATTATAGATATTCTTTTATAGATATCATCAAGCTCTTTTGTGTCAAACGATATATTTAGATCAGTTAGTTTACTTCCTACTATAGAAAGTAAAACCTCTTGGCTTAAGTCATCATAGTTTTTATTTATATAAACAAACAAAGAGGATAAAAAATCCTCAAGCTGATCCTTTGCAAAACCTGATTGAGTTTTGATAAACTCATCTATAAGTTCATCGACTGTTTTCTTCTTGCTCAGGTTTGATTTTATTAGTTCCGTTAAAAGTTTCTTTTGCATAATCTTTCCAATATTCATCAAATTTTATTGCCTCTACCGTTTGAAAGGAGTGTCCACACTCGCAACACTTCCTAAACCTTTCGTTTTCTATTCCTGTAGTAGTACCTACAACTTTTGTTTTTCCTGCACATTTTGGGCACCACATCAGACACCTCCAAGCTTTTGAAGTGCTATTATGATTTTAGTTGCATCTATTTTAGTAATATCTATTTTATGCTTTTTAATAATTTTAAAAACAAAACTATCTAAAGCCTCTTCACTTTTTTCTCTAGCATTTTCATACCAAAGTTCATATATCTTTTTTATTTGTGCAGAGCTTGGTTTTGAAAAGGGAACATCACTCACTTTTCTTTGGCAAAAGTCCAACAGGCTTTTAAGTTCATCAATAGTAAGTTTAGTAGTACTATCAACTCCAAAGCGACTATTCATAAAATCTCGTCTCTGTTCATCATCTTTAAATACATCTTTTTTTGATATCTGAATCTTTTGGATTAAACTCTTTTTATATTGTTGTTGTTTTGATGTCATATATTTCTCCTTTACAACAACTACAACAACTACAAGAAGCCTATTTTGTGGATTGTTGTTATTGTTGTAGTTGTTGTAGCTATAAACTTTTATAGATTTTACTATTGCCTTTTTCCTCATATGTATAAAACTCATTTGCAAATTTATCAAGCATTGCTCTAGTTGTTTTATCTGCACTATTACTTCCAATTGCAGTCAATAACTCACCTTGCTTTATTCCAGATTTATGTCTTGCTAGAGTAGAGATAATTTTTTTAATAAAATCATCCTCGGTAGGACTCATTTTAGATGTTATTGGATCTGCTCTTGTCATTTCTAAAGTATTTGTATCTATTTTAAATATACAATCTTTAGTTCCAGCCCGCTCCTTTGTATCTACGAGTTCTACAATTACATATTTACCCATTACAGATTTAAGCAATCTTTGTTTAAACATTGCATCTGTAGAATTTTTTATATTATTGCTTCCTTCATAATTTTTAGCATCTTTATTAGAGTGTGCAATACAAACAAAAGTCATACCAGCATCTCTAATTGTCATCATCAAATCCATCATATACATAGCTTTAGAATCATTTTTAACATCAGTTAAATTTCTAATACTATCAATCAACATAGACATACCTTTATATGCGTGATTTTTACATCTTTCAGGTCTTGCAAGTTCTTCCAATAATTCAAGAGGAGTTGTTGTTAATTCACTTCTGTGTATGTATTTTAAATTTGGAAATCTTTCTATAAGTAATTTATCAACACATCTTTGTTTTATCACAGGCAGAGGATTATCTATATCTAAATAATAAACTATATCCATCAGACCATTTTTTATTAAGTGTGCAGCTACGCCATAAGCTGTCCATGTTTTTGCATTTCCACCATCACTATAAAAAATAGTTATCATCCCTTTTGGTATGAAATTATCAATAAGAAATTCAACCTCTTCATGTAATTTGTCGGACGTTAATGCAATTTCATTTAAAAAATCAATCATCTATTCTCCTACTTTCTCTAATTCATTTTTAAGCCATGTTCTCAAATTTGTTTTACTAGGTTCTGCTACTCTCTCAAGTAACTTGTCAAAGTCATGTTTAACTTCTTTTGTTTTT